TAGAGTAAAAACTAAAAGAAAGAGTAACAAATTAGACATATATCCAGACTGGTAGGAGGTTCATGCACCGTTTCCCCAGTGGAAAAGCAGTAAATTCTAAATAATAACAGAGAAAACAACTGAGATCTTCGAGGAACACTAACATGGCGCTTAATCTAGTATCTCCAGGCGTTAAGGTAAAAGAGATAGACCTAACAGTAGGTAGAATTGATGGAGTCAACGATCAAGTTGGTGCTATTGCAGGCCCTTTTGAAAAAGGCCCAGTCAATGAACCAGTATTGATTGAGACTGAAGCAGATTTACTTGACACGTTTGGTTCACCTAAATCTACCGATGCTCAATACGAGTACTGGATGACTGCATCTTCTTTCTTATCTTACGGAGGAATCCTAAGAGTATTAAGAACGAATAATACAAACTTATCTAACGCTAACGCACCTGTGGGTGTTGCGATTACTAACCTATCAGTTAAGTCATCTGAGGATTATTACAATAATCGTTCAACAGATACTAACTGGTTCTACGCTGCAAGAAACCCTGGCTCTTGGGCAAATGGTTTAAAGATTTGTACAATTGATGCAAAAGCAGATCAGAGAATTGCTATTGGTACTGATGGTCTACAAGTAGGTTTCGCTATTACTGCTGGTTTCTCAACTAGTATTGCAAAGTCAGATGGAACTGTCGGTATTGAAACTGGATACATTAAGGGTATCATTACAGACGTTCATCACGGAGGAATGATCGATGTTAAGGTTATTGCAAAACATAACGTTTCAACTGATGTTTGGGAGGCAATAGACTATGAAGAAGGTTCTTCAACTAATTCTTTCCAAGGTTACGATGTAGGTATCTACAGCGAATACTTTAGTTCCCCTGCAAGTACAAACCAACCAAACCGTTATCAGATCTTCAATAACTCTGGAGTATCTCAGAGAATTGAAAGAACAAGATTCCAAGCTGCAATCGGTATTGGTTCTACTGAAATACATTTCGGTTCAGATCTTAGTGGATTAAAAGTTGCTCCTGGCGACCAAATCAAATCACTCAACGGTACATACACTGCTGATGTTACTGATGTTCCAGGCGGAGGAACTCAGAGAATCATTATGAATGCTGCATCAACTGTTGCATTTGCGAATACAGACTTCATTATTATGTCTGGTATTGGTAGTGGACTTTACCTAAGAGAAGGAAATACTGTTAAAGATTGGTACAATCAACAGACTCTTGGACTTACGAATAGTACAATCTTCTGGAATCAAATTGCAGAACCGCCAAGTACAACCGAATATGCTAAACAAAGAGATTCTAAGTATGATGAATTTCATGTTTTAATCGTAGACGATACAGGATCTGTAACAGGTACTGCTGGTGCGATTGTAGAGAAATGGGTTGGATTATCAAAGGCACTTGATGCTAAGATATCTCCAAGCACAGATATCTTCTACAAGAACTACCTTGCAAACTTCTCACAGTACGCATTTGTTGGTGCTGCACAGACTGGTATCGGTCTTAAGTATACCATGTTAAGTGGATATACCGTAGACTCTAGTGGTACATGGGGATCTGAAGCACAAGGAAAAACATTCAACGGTGCTGGCCCAAATACATACTCACTTGCAAACGGAAATGATTATGGTTCCGTTGGTTCATATAAGTGTGCATTAGGAGATATTATTTCTTCTTACACAGTATTAGATAACCCTGCTGAGTACTCAGTCAACTATCTAATCCAAGGGCCATCTGGTGGAGATTCAATTTACGAGGCACAGGCTAAGGCAAACAAACTTATCCAAATTGCAACTACTCGTAAGGATTGCATTGCATGTATCTCACCTTACAGGTCAGGTGTTGTTGGTTTAACTAACTCAGATCAACAAACTTCAAATATTATCTCATTCTTTGAGAGTTTGACATCCAGTTCTTATGCTGTATTCGACTCAGGTTATAAGTATACATTTGATAGATTCAACAATACATTTAGATACATTCCTCTTAATGGTGATATTGCTGGATTGATGGCAAGAACATCTATTCAGTCATTCCCTTGGTTCTCACCAGCTGGTGCAACTAGAGGAACGATCAACAATGCAGTTAAGATTGCTTACAACCCATCTCAAGCTCAGAGGGATATGCTTTATCCTAAGAGAATTAACCCTGTGGTATTCTCACCTGGCGCTGGTCTTGTACTATTTGGTGATAAGACTGCACAGAAAGAAGCATCTGCGTTCGACAGAATCAATGTTCGCCGTTTGTTCTTAACAATCGAGGGAACAATTGAAAGAGCTGCAAGATCACAGTTGTTTGAATTTAATGATGATCTCACAAGAACTGCTTTTGTGAATATTGTTGAACCATATCTTCGTGATGTACAGGCTAAGAGAGGTATTTCCGAATTCGTAGTCATTTGTGATGAGTCAAATAACACACCTGATGTTATTGATTCAAATACCTTCAAGGCAGACATCTTCGTGAAGCCTGCACGTTCTATAAACTTCATCGGTCTAACCTTTGTTGCTACAAGAACTGGCATCAGCTTTGATGAAGTGATTGGATCTGTTTAATTTTACTAAATACGTCACGGAGAGGACTTAAAGAAAATGCCATCTAATTTACCGAAGGTCAATCAAAGAACCATAGACTCATTTAGGTCTAGGTTGGTTGGTGGAGGTGCTCGTCCTAACCTGTTCGAGGTAAAACTAGTTTACCCAGAAGGTTTAGCAACAGAGATCTCTAACGAAGAACTTGCCCTAGACACTAGGTTTATGGTTAAGGCCGCAAACTTACCAGCATCGAATATTAATGTTATTGATATTCCATTCAGAGGTAGAAACCTCAAGATTGCTGGAGACAGAACATTTGATATCTGGACAATTACAGTTATCAATGATACTACATTCAGATTAAGAAACGCATTTGAAGCATGGATGAATAGAATCAACCGTGTAGATAATGCTACTGGAGAAGTTTCACCTGTTGATTATCAAACAAATGCATACGTCTACCAGTTAGGTAGAGATGCTATCAATGGTCAACCTAACTATAAAACTCCTGAGAACTATATCGGTGATAGCACTGGTAAACTTCAGAAAGCAATTACTGCTAACTCTGATATACCTGTTCTAAAAACATATAAGTTCCACGGAATATTCCCAACAAACGTAAGTGCAATCGAACTGTCATACGATCAATCGGATTCAGTCGAAGAGTTTACAGTGGATCTACAAGTCCAGTGGTGGGATGCTTATAGAGGGGAAGATACACAATCCTTCTTAACAGGATATAACCAGAATCAATAGACATAACATAATATTTGTGTTATAATAGAATGATAAATAACTGGGACAGCCCAGTAGTAGTGAGTTAATGGCTAAATTATTTGGTTTTAAAATAGAGAAAGACGACGAAAATGCAAAAAGCGTCGTCTCTCCTGTTCCTCAGAATCAGGAGGATTCATCGGACTATTACGTTTCGAGTGGGTTTTATGGCCAGTATGTAGATATAGATGGTGTATTTAAGTCTGAGTTTGAGTTAATAAAAAGATATAGAGAGATGGCATTACATCCAGAAGTGGACTCTGCCATTGAAGATATAATAAACGAAGCAATAGTTTCGGATCAGAATGATTCTCCTGTCGAAATCGATTTGGAGAATCTTCCAGCATCTGCGAAGCTTAAAGAATTAATTAGAGAAGAGTTTAAATCAATAAAAGAAATCATGAACTTCGATGAGAAGTGTCATGAGATATTAAGGAATTGGTATATTGATGGTAGAATTTTTTACCATAAAGTAATAGACATAAAAAGACCAGAGGAAGGTCTTAAAGAAGTTAGATATATTGACCCACTTAAAATTAAGTTAGTAAGAAAATTAAAAACAGATCCTACTTTAAAGGGTGCTATATCACAGATCAACGCAAGACAGCCAACAGATATAGAGAGTCCTGAGATAGAAGAGTATTATCAGTATGACCCTAGCGCAACTAATAGTAAAAATGCTCTAGGTGCTATTGGTCAAACTCCTTTCTCTACTAAACAGAGACCAGTAAAGATCGCACCAGATGCCATCACATTCTGTCACTCAGGTTTAGTTGACAGAAATAAACAAACTATTCTTTCTTACTTACATAAGTCAATCAAGGCACTCAATCAACTTAGAATGATTGAAGATAGTCTGGTTATATACAGACTTTCTCGTGCTCCAGAAAGAAGAATATTCTATATTGATGTCGGTAACTTACCGAAGATCAAAGCGGAACAATACCTTAAAGAGGTGATGAACCGTTATAGAAACAAACTAGTATACAACGCATCAACAGGAGAAATTAGAGATGACAGAAAACACATGTCCATGCTCGAAGACTTCTGGCTCCCCCGACGTGAAGGTGGAAGAGGTACTGAAATCACTACGTTGCCAGGTGGACAGAATCTTGGAGAACTTAGCGACATCGAGTACTTCCAAAAGAAATTATACCGTTCGTTAGGAGTTCCAGAGTCTCGTATTGCTGGATCAGGTGACGGATTTAACTTAGGTAGATCATCTGAAATACTAAGAGATGAGATAAAATTCACTAAGTTTGTTGGCAGAATGAGAAAGAGATTCTCACAACTGTTCAACGATATGTTGAAGACTCAGTTAATTCTAAAAAATATTGTCACACCAGAAGATTGGGAAGTATTATCCGATCATATTCAATATGATTACGTCTATGATAATCATTTTGCAGAATTAAAAGAAGCTGAACTGATGAATGAGAGATTAGGAGTTGTTGCTGCTATCGATCCTTACGTTGGAAAGTATTACTCTGCTGATTATGTAAGAAGACATATTCTAAAACAGAAGGATGAAGAGATTATAGAAATAGACAAACAGATGGATAAAGAAATAAAAGCTGGTATCATTGCAGATCCAATGGAAATACAACAGTTAGAAATGGGTGTTCACCCAGAGCAACTTCCAGGCGGGGCAATGAATCCTGACCCTATGGGTATGGGAGCTCCAGTTGAAGGGGAGATTGATGGTAGTGCCACAGAGGCGCCAGAAATGCCCAAAGGTGGAGAAATATAAATATTAAGTAATCCTATTCTATATTAACCGTTATGGATAATGATTTAATTGACATGATTGCAGCTAATGATGCTCAGGCTGATGTGCATGATAAGATCAAAGAGATCCTTTATGCTAAGTCACAAGAGAACATTAATACTGTAACACCAGCTGTTACTGCTGACATGTTTGGTGGGCCTAATCCCTACCTAAATGAACCAGAAACAGAGGTTGCGGATGAACCAGAAGCAGAAGCTGATGGTACACCTAGTTCCGTTGAGGATACAGCGGAAGTTGAAGCACCTACTGCTGAAGTAGATGCACCTGATGATGAGGAAGTAGAAAAACCTGAGGCTTAACATGAAACTCATTACAGAAGAAATCGAAACCGCCAAGGTTCTTGTCGAAGAAAAAAACGGCAAGAAGAATATGTTTATTGAGGGTATCTTTTTACAAGGAAACCTTAAGAACAGAAATGGACGTTTTTATCCTGTAGAAACTCTTGAAAAAGAGGTCAACAGATACAACGAAGCGTTTGTTGGCAAAGGTCGTGCTCTTGGTGAGTTAGGACACCCAGAAGGGCCAACGGTTAATCTTGACAGAGTATCTCACAAAATTGTAGATCTTCATAAAGAAGGAACTAATTTTGTAGGTAAAGCACAACTCCTCAATACACCTATGGGTACTATTGCACAGTCATTATTAGATGACGGTGTAACTCTTGGAGTATCATCAAGAGGAATGGGAAGTTTGAAGGACACTAGCGAAGGTTATAAAGTCGTTGGTGAAGACTTCATGCTTGCAACTGCAGCTGATATAGTTGCAGATC